ATCCAGAAGCCAGAGTGGTACGGGCAAGACGAGTCAAGCCCTTGGACCTACCTCACCCAACCTGCCGTCCTTGAGTTCGCAGAGTCTCCTGATGATTGGCATGTTCTCGCACCCTGGACCAACAGGCCACCAGTATCGCTTGGAGCAAGAAAGCTGGTTGTTCCAAACGAAGATGGACTCTTTCCGTGGCACTCTGGAAAGTCTCTAGCTCGACGACGAGCAACGTCGTCGCCTACCAACTGGGCTATGGTCTACCAGCAAGAGCAAGTAGTTGAAGACGCGATCTTTCCAACAGACAAGGTTATTGCTTCGATCGACGGCATGCGGGCTGCAGGCGTTATGCAGCGTGGAGCGCCCGGGCACCGAGATTACGGAATGGATGGTCTATATATTATAGGGGGCTTTGATCCTGCCATTACAGGGCATTCAGCAGCGATCATCCTTGGCGTTGATCGGATGTCTGGCATTCGATGGGTGCTGGATGTGTGGACTCGGCCTAACTGCAAGCCTGACGATCTCTTCAACAAGATCAAGGAGCTAACGGTCAAGTACCACATTAACGAATGGGCGATCGAGAAGAACGCGATGAACTTGATGGTTACACAGAACCGAGACTTGAGAAACTTTCTGGGTTCACGTGGCTCGCTTCTGCGGGAGCACTTTACTGGCAATAACAAGAACGATGTTGACTTTGGCGTCGCCTCAATGTCCATGCTCTTTGATGGGTCAAAGGAGGACAAGGGGCTGATCCGGCTTCCAAGCCGGAGTCAGCAAGAAGGCGTTAAGATGCTAGTTGAGCAACTCACTACCTGGTTCCCGCAAACCAAGGCTAAGCAGGATACCGTCATGGCCCTTTGGTTCGCCGAGACCCGAGCTAGGGAGATGGTGAATGAGGTGGAGAGTATCTTTCACGTTGCTAACGAGTACGCCTCTGAGCGAGACCGCAATAAGCAAATTACAGTTGATCTAGATTACATGGCACAGGCCTCAGCCGTTGGAGGTAGCTCACATGAGTGGTGGTCGTGATCGTGGGGCTAGGGCCGCAGATGCTCTTACCAAAGCCGTGGGGTCGTGGACGTTTGTTGTGGCTCAGGCCGCCCTCCTCTCCGCCTGGTTTATTCTGAACACTGTAGCTTGGTTTACTCACTGGGATGAGTATCCATTTGTGCTCGCCAATCTTTTCATGTCTGCAGAGGCAGCCTTTACTGGACCAGTTATTTTGATGTCAAGTAATCGTTCCGATGCAGAAGACCGTGCAGTTCTTCGCCAAGATCTCGAAGAAGACTCTGAAACTAATAGGCTCGTGAGGGCCATCGCTGATAGGTTGGGGATTGAAGGCAATGAAGTTTGATGAGGCGACGTGGCACGCCGTCCGAAATTATACCAAAGATGGGCAGGGCCGAGTCTTGGGAATCGTCATTCACATTATGGATGGAACTCTTTCGGGTACCCAGTCCTGGTTTGATAACTCTTCCGCTCAGGCATCTAGTCATTTTGGCACAGGCCGCATTGGCGGCCTGCTGCAGTGGGTTGACACCAAGGATCGGGCTTGGGCCCAGGCTGCTGGAAATCACGACTATCTTTCTATCGAGAATGAAGGACGCGGCGGGGACGAGCTGACCCCTGTCCAGATTGAAAGCTGTGCAAAGGTTCTCGCCTGGGCCAGCAGGACTTATGGCTTTAAGCTTCAACTTGCTGCCAAGGTTGGAGATGAGGGTCTTGCCTACCACGCCCTAGGAGGGGCCGCCTGGGGCGGCCACACCTCATGCCCTGGCGCGAGGATTGTTGCACAGCTCAATCAGATCTTGGATCTAGCCAAGGCGATTAATGACATTCCACTACCCCTCTCGACCAAGCCGACCCCGAAGCCAACTCCGATTTACGCACCTTTTCCAGGTGCGGCATTCTTTAAGAACGGCAGGAAGCATCCACTAATTGCAGCGATGCATAAGCGTCTAGTCGCTGAGGGTTGCGGCAAGTACAAGTCTAGTACAGGAGCTGACACGTGGGGCTCGGGAGACAAGTCTTCCTATGCTGCATGGCAGCGCAAGGTTGGATATTCCGGCTCCGCTGCTGATGGTGTGCCGGGCAAGAAAAGTTGGGATCGCTTGCGCGTCCCAAAGTCTTGATCGGATGGCCCACTCTTAGATTGAAGGAGGTGACTCTATGCTGAATATCGAACAGATTACTAAGCGTGTCGAATCACTGCGTAGAGCAGCTTCGGATAGGGATCAGCGTCATAGGGATGTACATGACGTACGGTCTGGGGATGTTGATTCGGTTGTGCCGGGTAGCATGCCAGACGCTTGGCCTAAGCCTATTGTAGCTAACTTGATTGACACCTCAGCTAGGGATGTGGCTGAGGTCATGGGTGCCATGCCTAGCATTAACTGTTCTGCTGGCATCCTTACGACCGATAAGGCGAAGAGGTTTTCGTCTAAAAAGACTAAGGCTGCTAACTACTATGTAGAGTCGTCCGGCCTTAACGCCGGACGTCAGATCACGCTAGCTGATCATTACGTAACTTACGGCATGGCGATCTATGTCATAGAGGCGGACTTCGAAGATAAGCGTCCGCATATTCGAGTAGAGAATCCGATGGGCGTCTATCCAGAGTTTGATCTGTATGGGCGTCTCAAGTCCTACACTAAGGTGTGGAGAGAAGAGGCCATTCATCTCGCCTCGAAGTTTCCTCACCTGCTTCGTTATCTTCAGTCGAATGAGACTGGTGGTCCCGGCGAGGGCGGCTGGGCGGAGCGGGAGATCGAGGTTGTCAAGTACGTAGACGCAGATCAGATGTTGATGTATCTGCCGCAGAACGGTGAATCGATCGTTGATCACATGCCTAACCCTTTGGGTAAGATCATGATCTCCATCGGCAAGCGTCCTGGCTACGACAATGAGATTCGCGGTTCGTTTGATGACGCCATCTGGGTTCAGCTTGCGAAGGCTCGCATGGCCCTTCTTGGGCTAGAGGCGACAGAGAAGACTGTTAGGGCACCACTTGCAGTACCTCGGGACGTGCAGAAGATGACGTTCGGGGATGACGCAATCATTCGCACTGATAGTCCTGACAAGATTCGACGAGTGGGTATCGATGTTCCGCAGGCCGCCTTCCAGGAAGGTCAGATGCTGGAGCAGGAGTTGCGCGTTGGCACGCGCACCCCCGAGGCTCGTTCGGGGAATATTGATGCTTCGATTGTGACTGGTCGCGGCGTGCAAGCTTTGATGGGTGGCTTTAATACTGTAGTCACCACAGGGCAGACCGTTCTTGCTGAAGCTCTCCGTAGGGCCATCATGCTGTGCTTCGAGATGGACGAGAAGCTTTGGCCCAACGAGAAGAAGACTATTCGAGGAACGGCTCAGGGCACTCCTTACGAAGAGACCTATGTTCCCCGCAAGGACATCAGTGGAGATTACACAGTAGATGTTACATACGGTTTTGCTGCAGGACAGGATCCAGCAAGGGCGATCGTCGGCCTCTTGCAGCTCAGGGGTGATCAGCTCATCTCTCGTGACTTCTTCCAGCGTCAGTTGCCAATGAACATTGATGTTGTTCAGATGCAGGCTCAGATTGATAATGAGCAGTTTACTGATGCCCTCAAACAGGGCATGATGGGATTCATGCAGGCCATCCCCCAGATGGCCCTTCAGGGCCAAGACCCCATGGACTCTTTGTCAAAGGTCGCACAGCTCATCCAGCTGCGTGAAAAGGGTGAGCCTGTGCACGATGCAGTGCTTAAGATTTTCAAGCCTAAGGAACAGCCTCAGCAGCCTTCTCAGGGGCTGCCAGGTGCAGCCCCTGGAGAGGGTACGCCAGGGGTCCCCGGAGGTCCACAGCAAGGTGCACAGCCCCCTCAGGGGGGCGCCTCGCCTGGGCAGCCACAACAGCCGCAAGGAATGGACCTCCAATCCTTGCTTACTGGATTGACCAGCGGAGGGAAAGTTCAAATGTCTGCCCGGACCCAGCGTCAGTCTCCCATCTAACAAGCAGGAGGAACCATGGCTTATTCTCAGGTGAACTCTTCCAGCGGTCACGAAGGCGACCTCAAGGGCGCTCTTTTCGCTGGGGACCACACTCCCGATGGCGTTTTCAATTCGCTTAAGGGTATGACCCTCATCCCGCCCGAGCTTTCTTTTGATATCCAGGATCACAACGATGGTCCGGATCGTCTTAATCAGGAAGTCTCTGGTGGTTCTAGCTGGGAAGCGTCGCTCGTCGAGACTGGCCCCTACAGCCCGTTTGCGCTGACCCGAGGCACCGACAAGCACATGCCCAAGTAGAGCGTGTCGGGGGTACTGTTTGCAAACAGCTTAATGTTTGGAATGCCGCCAAACGCCCCCTTTCTAAGGAGATCGCATGACTACACCAGCAGGCCCCGGCAAGTTCAGTCAGCGAACCGACAAGGCTGTTGGTGCCGCTAACGCGACTCTTCCCGATGCCCAGTATGGAGAGAATAAGGACTACCAGGAAGCTAAGTCTGGCGCTCCCATGGCGCAGGATTCTGGTCAAGATGTTAGTGGTATGAATTTTGCTGACCTTTTCGGCAATCCGTCAGACCGAGTAGTTCCTCTGGGCGCAGACACTACAATGCCTGACGTTCCTGTTACCGATGGTGCAGATGCTGGCCCTGGTGCTGGATCGGACATTTTGTCCTCTAGTCAGAAGGCAAACAGTTCTAACTATACAGCCGCCTATCTTGGGGCTCTTGAATTTATGGCTAATCAGCCAGGCTCTAGCGATGCTGCCCGCAACCTTGTAAGGCAGCTCAAGTCACAGATGTAGTAACAGGGAGATGCAATGGCGTACGAGACCGACTTTTGGGGTAAGGCAAAGACTTCGGACTGGTGGAACAAGGATATGTCCGACGCTGGACAGGGCTTGTTTGTTGACCCCCAGACCGCAATCAATACTGCCACTGTCCCCAAGGATGTGCTTTCACAAAAGTACGCTATGGAAGAAGACGCGCGTAAAGCGCGCGGCGGATTCATGCAGAACATCATGCAGGGCATCGGCAGTGTTGGCCACGATATTGACGGTGCGTTGTCCCACATTCCTGGATGGGGCGTAGCCAAGGATGTGGGTAAGACTTTGTGGTGGCCCGTAGACAAGGCTGCTTCTGGCGCTTACTGGATATATTCCAACGCTGTATCGCAGCCACTTTCTACGCTCTTTCTGCAGGCAGCTAAGGCAGAGATTGCTCCTGGCGACAAGGGCTACTTTGGCACCTTGCTTTCTGGAAGTGAATGGAGCGACGCTTATGGCAAGGCCGAACACATTTCCCCTGGCCAAGCGCTCGTTAACTACGAGAATGTCGCTTCTGCCGCAGGCGAACCTGGTATGTTCGCTAGCGTTTTCGCTAGCGGTGCTGACAAGCTTAGTTCTCAGGAGAAGGAAGACGTCAAGCGAAACTCAGAACGATTCCTTTATGATACGGATTTCTGGCGCCAAAAGGGAGACTGGAAGTATACCGTAGGAACTGGCTCCCTTGACTTCATCTTCAACGTTGGAGCCGACCCCGTCATGCTTGTTGGGGGTGCGGCATCCAAGGTCACCAAGGGCTTGAGGGCAATAGAGATTGCAACTGAGGGCGCTGAGGCTGCACCTAAGATTTCCAAGGCAGCTTCGCTGCTTGGCACAGCCGTCGCCAAGGGTGCTCATGCTCTAACTCCTGCAGCTAAGACCCAGGAAGAAGCAAGCCAGGCGACTAAGGTTAACAATGCCTTTGACTGGATGGAGGGCAAGAGCGCTGCCGAGATTGCCCAGCATCCAATTTGGGGTTCGGGTCGCAGGGCGAATCCCGCAAAGGAGCAGCTGTCTCAGGTTCTTTCAAACACGTCTCGCGAAGACATGCCTCTCATCCTTCGCTTTGCAGCTGGAGATAATGCTGCTGCCGCAGAGCTTGCTGATAAGTCTCGCAGTACCTTGACCGAGCTTGGCAAGATGCAAGACAATCGAGTCTTGGTGGATACGGCTAAATATAACTCTGAACTCTTTCAGGGATTTGCCCCGGCCGAAGTGGGCGTCCAGGCGCCTTACAAGGCGCCTATTGCAACTGAGCGTGAGGCACTTAACCAGCAGGCCGCAGAGCAGATCTATCATGGCCTTAATGGCGTGCGCCCTTTGGGTAGTGCTGCACCAGCAGCATCTTCTGACATTATGCGAGCGCAGGAGTGGAAGGCGGGACAGTCTGACGCGACAGAGCAGCAGCTTGCTGATCTTCAGCAGAAGGTTCCTTACTATGGACAGGTTCTTGGTCAAGAGAACCTTGGTAAGTCTATTGAGGAATTCTCTCCGGGCGTGTCAAATATATTTGGAACCGTTAAGCAGCTGTACCGCATGGGCCCAGCTGCGCTTAGAGATGCCAACCTTGCAGCCACTAAGGCCATAGTTAAGATTGGGTCTGGCGTTGGGGATCGACCCCTTCGCGATATTTTTAACAAAAATGCCCAAGGAGGGCTTGTTACTCGGCTGCTACAGAATGGCATCTATAGTCCAGCCGTTCGCTTTGTTGATTCATTCGGTGAGCGCACTCCTGAAAAGTTCATCAACCACAATGATGATGATGCTTACATGCGTGTTGCTGAAATGCTGAAGCGAGTTCCTGGGCTTGGAGCAGATGCACGTCTTGACATGGTAAATGAATATTCGAGGGCTGCTGACAAGGTTTCCAGATCCGATGTGCTTGATTCAATTCATAGTCGAATCACTTATCACATGACTCAGAATCTTCATAATCTTGACTCGCACACGGCAAGTTTGATAAATGATATTCGCAAAGTTGGCTTTGGTCAGGCGATGACTGAGTTGACGGGCTTTGCTCCTACGTCGCAGCGCTTCAGCGCTGCACGACAACTTGATGAACAGGGTTTGCCTACCGGCAGGTTGGTAGATCTGTATGAAGATGGAGAGCATTATGTAATTTCTCCATTGGCTAAAACTCAACTCAGCATGGCCGAACCACTCCTTCCAGTTAATGAATTGAATAGGATTCTATCTCGCAATTCTGGGTATTTGCGTACGATCCGCAAGGGCGGAGGGAGTGCCAAGGATGCTGTTACTTCTATTTCTGATTCACTAAATACGATGTGGAAGGCCGCTACCCTACTGCGTCCTGGCTATGTCCTTCGAGCCATGAGTGATGACCAGGCTGCGAGTGCAGTCAAGTTTGGAATCATTTCCTCCATGGCGGATGCCGGACAAGGCGGCGTTAACTGGATGCTCAATCGCAGTCAGCAGATAAAGGCTATCGTCGGAAAGGGAAGCTATACCAGCACGACCAAGCCAGGCCAAGGCATTTTTCGCATTGAGGATGAATCGCTTGTTGCCAACGCTGAAAAGCTTGGCCTTCCAACTGAGCGCATCTCGATCAGCAATGCTTGGCCTCTCATAAAGAAGCGAATCTCCGATGAGCGAGATTCGCTCAAGGGGGTTGAGGGTCAGATTGCCAAGCTAAAAGCAAAGCCTAATTCCGATGAGGAATTGCTTAACAGCTTGACTGATCAGGCGATCGATCATCGACGCGTCATTGATGAACATACTGATTATGCTAATGCCCTACTTCAGGAAGCTAAAGACTCCAAGGGAAAGCGTCTCGGAGAGGGAGAATTTGAGCACGAAGGCGTGAAGGTTCCACAAGCGTTTAGTTCAGAGTGGAGCAATCCGATCCCTCGTGATCAGATCACATCCGGGCTGGCCATGGAGACTGTGTTCGCTAGAGGTGAGGCTATCGATAACGGTCGCCTCATCAAGACTGGCTCATGGAAGTCTGTCACTCCAAATGAAGCCAATCACATGGACTCTTGGCTTGGCGCCCTGAATAAGCAATTTCGACAGGACGATCTTTATAGGCTGGTAGCAAAGGATCCAACCCTTAAGGAAGCCAAGAGCTGGCTGAAAACTCCAGCCGGCAAGTATCACATGTCTCTTCTCGGGCCGCGAGCCCGAGATTACAATGGAACTCTTGACGCCATTAAGGCAACGCTGGATCAGTATCTCCCTGCGGGAACTGGGTTGCAAACAAAAATTGCCAATGGCGAAGAGATTATGGAGCATGAACTTCGGGGTGCTATCGCCAAGGAGGACTTTCCGGCCGTTCATGGCGAAGAAGTCAAGGGGCTGACTGCTGGATACTCCAAGCAAACCGCCTCTCGTGCAGTGGATGACATTATCGCCAAGGGATTTCAGAAGCTTTCAACAATCCCCAACGATGTCATGGCTAGGCAGCCTATCTACCTACGCGCCCAGGAGGCGCGTATGCGAGATCTCATCAGTCAAGAGATTGGATACCGAAGAACGGTTGGAGCAGAAGAGCATCTGACGTTGGATGAAATGAACAAACTGCTAGAGAAGTCCGACAGGCTTGCCCGCAAGGACATCTCTCAGGTTGTTTATGACCCAATCAGAACTACAGCGACTGAAGCCCTTCGTTTCGTCACACCATTCCTCTCCGCCCATATCGATGGACTTCAAAGATGGGGTGGATTGATCGCTGAGCGTCCTCAGTTTGTAGGTACTACAGCCAAGATTTACAATGCACCCGTTGCAGCCAATCTCATTACTGACCAGAATGGTCAGCACGTCGATGAGAATGGCATGGCGGATGGAGTAGATCCCGCAACGGGAAAGAAGATTAAGGTCTTCGTTCCCCTGGATGGTCGAATGATAACTCTCCGGATGCCGGGAGATACTACTAATGTTAAGGGCATTGGTAAGGTACCTTCTGGGGGTACGAGAATCAGCCTGTCCGCCCTGAACACCATCTTGCCAGGAGATCCATGGTTCAACCCTGGAGCCGGTCCGTATGTTCAGATTGCAGCATCAGCCATAGCCAAGAAGGTTCCTTCGATTGGCGATTTCCTTCAGTGGAGTAAGGTTCTTCCGAACGGCCCGTCTGCAAGCTGGACTGACCCCCTCCTTCCGAAGTATATGAAGGATGCGTGGAACGCCTTCACTGCGGGAGATAAGGGCAATGACGCTTATCAGAAAGCTTATCTTGCTGAATATCAAAGGCAGATGGGTGATTATGCAAACGGTGGCCCAGCTCCTGACATGAAGAAGGTCGAGAGTAACGCTAAGCAGTTTATGTTCCTTCAGGCATTCACATCCTGGGCCTCTCCGGCCCAGGTTAAGAATACTCCACTAACTGGCTCTCCATACCAGTTCTTTATAGACCAGTACAAGGTTATGCAGGATCTAGATCCGAAAAATGCTCAGGACATGTTCATGCAAAGGTATGGCAAGGACTATTTCGCCTTCACTGCCAGCATGAGCAAGTCCATGGGTATCGCTTCTACGGTAAGTGCAGACCATGTGGCTACACAGTATGGTGATCTGATCGAGAAGAATCCCGACCTTGCATCATTGATTGTTGGCGATATCTACAATAAGGGTGAATTTAGCTCATCGGTCTACGCAAAGCAGATGGATCAACTTATTGCTGGGCAGTCCGTCCGAGAGAAGATCACTGCCCAAGAAGCCATTGCCAATAATCAAAAGGATCTAGGGTGGCAGCAATACAATCGATATATGCACATGCTAGATGCTGCGATGTTTCGAAGCGGTTTTAAGTCTTATTCGGATCCTGGCGCTTCTAACTTCTCGGAAATCAAGCAGAAGATTATAGACATTCTAGGTGACAAAAATGCCGCATGGTTCAAAGATTACGGCGATGTCCAAATGAATAAAATGCCCATCACCATCAAGGGCATGGAACAGATTACCTCTGATAAAAAGCTCATGGCTGACCCGATGAGGACTGACCTTAAGGCCTTGCGGACATATCTCGCTGCAAGGAGCTCCATCAAGGATATTCTCACCAAGCGCGGCTCTTCCAAGATTAGTTTTGATTTGGAAGGTAATCCGTCAGGGCAAAATGTAGATCTCGGCAATGCCCTGAAGGACATCTCTATGATGCTGGTCCATAATGACACTAGGTTCGGGGATCTTTACCACCGATACCTTGTTAACGATAACCTGTCCTAGGAGGGTTCGTGGTAAAAGCACCAGACCCCAGCTCTTCCGGGGGCACCGATCAGCTCATTCAACAAATGATTGCTTCTGCAGTTGGTCAAGGATCCAGCGGAGGCAAGAAACCTAATATATACATGGGATCAAAGTTCAACATGTTTGGAGGACCCAGTACGGCCCCCCTTATGGCTGGAGGTCAACCTCTCCTGAAGTCCGCAGCACCGTATAGTGGTATGCAGGCGGGGTCCTCAACTCCTCACATTATGGGATACGACCAGGCGCAAGCCCTGCCTGCGACGTGGAGCCAGAAGGAGGTGAGGGAGTTTGTCAACAAGGGCATCCTTCAGAAGGTGCCTGGTTTCGATGTCAATATGGGTCTTCCCGAAGTCCAGGCGGCTTGGGGCCGCCTGGTTGATGCCTCGGCAATATTCAACGCCGGCGGGGGGGGAAAGAAGTGGACCCCATGGGACGTGCTTGACACCTATGCAAATCAGAAGGGCAAGTATGGCACGGTCACTAAAGGCGACTGGGTCTTTGACGTAGCCACTGGAGAGCGCATCAAGTATGTCGGAAAGACTACGAAGACCAGCACCAAAAAGGACTTCAACCTTTCCTCTCCAGAGGATGTCAAGGCTCTTACTACACAAGTTTTGAGGGAGCTGCTTGGTCGCGCACCAAACGACAAGGAATTGGCGCAGTTCAAGGCCAGTATTAATGGCTACGAAAAAGCCAATCCTACCGTTACTACCACGACCCAGCAGCTCAGCCCAGACCTTGCTACTGGAAACCTTAATGTCACTGATGAGTCTTCAACCACTTCCGGCGGGGTCTCCGACGCCGCCAGGGCGTCGCTTGTCCAGTCCCCAACCGAGGGGACTAAGGAGTATGGCAAGTATCAGGCTGCTACTACGTATTATGATGCATTGATGCAGATGGTTGGAGGAAGTTAGCATGGCAGTCAACGGTCAGGATATCGGGTCCTACGCACAGCAATTCCTAGGTACCCCATACGTTTGGGGCGGCAATAGCCTCACGTCTGGCGTTGACTGCTCGGGCTTGGTCCAGCAGGTATTTAAGCACTTTGGCATTGGCCTTCCTCGCGTTACGTATGATCAGATCGGGGAAGGTACTGCCGTCTCCGCCAAAGGTCTCCGCCCAGGAGACCTAGTCTTCTTTGATACAGACCGTAATGTTGGTGGTCCTGATCACGTAGGTATCTACTTGGGGGACGGGAAGATGATCCATAATCCTCGACCAGGCAAGGCGGTCGAGGTGGTGGATATGGCTAAGGGCTACTACATGGACCGCTTTATGGGTGGTCGTAGAATTAGTGGAGTGTCTGCAGTCGGATCAAGCGCTTCAGATTTTGCTGATGGCCAGACCTCCAAACTTACACCTGAAGAGCTGGCAGCCAATTATGGTTGGGCTTATGGTTTTCTTAACTCTAATTCCGAACTAAAAGAGAAGTTCGCTGAGGCGATTGGAAGTACATGGTCACCCCAAAAATTCCAAGCAGAACTTCGCGATACTAGCTGGTGGAAGACCACGTCGAACGCTAGACGTAAAGCTCAGGTGATGAAGAAAACAGATCCTGCCACATACAATGCTAGCATTCAAGCTGCCGAGATTCAGGTTCGACAACTCGCCGCAGAAGTGGGAGCGGCGGTGCCTACCGACAAAATGAAAAAGATAGCTGCATCAACCGTGGACGGTGGACTTGATGAGGGTCAAATCCGCATGGCTCTTGGTGATTACGTTAACTTCACCAAGGATGGCACCTTGCGAGGAGAAGCGGCCATGCATGAATACACCATTAAGCAATATGCAGGCGACATGGGGATTAAGCTTAGCGACCAAGCAGTCAAAGACCAAGCTCAGAGGATTGTTCGAAAGGTTGCTACTACTCAAGACTTTGAGTCTGACGTAAGAGATCAGGCGAAGTCTATGTTTCCTGCTTACGCAAAGCAGATTGATGCAGGTTCAACGATGCGTGATGTTGCTGGACCTTACATTCAAATGATGGCTTCAGAACTTCAGATGCCTGATATGTCAATCGATGTTATGGATCCACAGATCAAGCGAGCGCTTAATGCGCTCGATGCAAACGGTAAGCCTGCGGGGTCTACCCTAACAGATTTTCAGTCTCAGTTGAGAAATGATCCTCGTTGGAACAAGACGACGCAAGCCATGAATACCACCATGAGTGCTGCCGACAGTGTTCTTAAAAGTATGGGCTTGGTATCTGGCGGTGCTGAAGGTCAATAATGCTATTGATATTCCGCAGTTTAGGCGTCTTCCTGGCCCTTGCTATATCAATACTGAGGGGAGGTGGCGCCGTGTCGCAGCCAAGTTTTGAACAGTTCTTTTCGGCAATTGCTGAGCAAGAATCTGGTGGTCGATATTCTGCTCTAGGTGTGATGACTGGCGGCGACAGGGCTTACGGGAAGTATCAAGTAATGGGGGCAAACATTCCCTCATGGACCGCTACATATTACGGTAAGCGCCTCAGCCCCCAGCAGTACCTTAATTCTCCAGCCGCCCAGGATGCCGTAGCTAGAGGTGTCCTAAAGTCTTATTACAATAAATACGGCGCCCGAGGCGCCGCATCTGCATGGTATTCAGGCAATCCAAATCTTGATCAGTCTACTCGGTCCCAATATGGGGGCCCATCAGTCAAGGGCTACGTAGATTCGGTAATCAATAAAGCTTACAGATATTCATCTAGCGGTGGATCCACGCCAGCAAGTTCAAGTTCGGGAATTCCGGAGGAGGCGAAAAAGCCCATGACCGCCGCAGAATCAGCAGAAGAGTACGGCTTCGTTCAGGCTCTCCTTAACTCTAATTCCGAACTAAAAGAGAAGTTTGCTGAGGCGGTTAAAAGTACATGGTCACCTCAGAGATTCCAAGCAGAACTTCGCGATACCAATTGGTGGAAGTCGCACAGTAAAACTGAGCGAGATTACCTAACCAAAAGGTACGGAGATCCAGCTACAGCCAAGGCTGAATCTTCAGCTGCCTACGTAAAGGTTCGCCAGCTGGCGAACCAGTTAGGCATGCGAGAAACTCCAGGCAACAAGGCCCGACTTAATACTTGGGCATACAACGTGGTAGCAAAGGGCTGGAGTGATGACCAGCTTCGGTACGACATAGGTAAGTATGTCTACTTTGATCATGATGTTCATCAGGGCCAGGGCGGAGAAGAGCAGGACAAGCTTAGGTCATACGCTTACAATATGGGCGTAACAATGTCCAGTCAATGGTATGCCGACAAGTCTCGCAATATCATTCGCGGAGTTGCTGCAGAAGAAGACTATAAGGATGAGATTAGGCGTCAGGCCAAAGCTACTTATTCTGAGTGGGCTACTCAGATTGATGCCGGCAAAACGATAGCCGACCTAGCCTCTCCCTACATGCAGAGTATGTCTCAGATTCTGGAGATACCTTCCGGTTCGATCAACCCGTTCGATCCAGACATCAAAAAAGCTCTCCAATATAAAGATCCTCAGACTGGAGAAACCAAGGTTAAGCCTCTCTGGCAGTTTGAGAACGACCTTCGTGGCGAACAGCGCTGGAAGAAAACCAAGAATGCCCAGGATAGCATGATGCAGGTTGCACATCAAGTCCTCTCGGACTTCGGCGTCAAGTACTAGGAGAACTGATGGCAGCTACTAGACCATCCAGCCTAGAGGGCTGGATCAATACGTATCAAAGGTATGTAACTACAGGCAATCGGAATATAGCCAAGTTTAAAACCTCCCTTGCTGCAGAGCAGAAGAAGAGGAATCCCAATAGCGAGAGAGTTAAGTACTTTCAGAGTCAGATCTCCAACGTAACCAAGGAGATCGGTCGCTATAAAGATGAGATTGCTTCTACGCAGAATAAGATCTACGTACGAAATGGCCAGTACGACAAGCTGCTTTCTGGCAGCGAGCGCGACGCCTACTCTGCCGTCTCCGCCTTGTTCAAGTCCTACGGACTTGATTCTCTAGCTCCAAAGATTTACGACTATGTGAAGAATGGATATTCCGGAGATACGATTTCTGTTCTGCTCCAAGACACCAAGGAGTATAAGGCTAGGTTCTCTGGCAACGAAGCCCGCAAGAAGGCAGGCCTTCCTGTTCTAACTCCTGGCGAGTATCTGGCTACAGAAGCTAGCTACCAACAGATCATGAGACAAGCCGGACTTCCGTCCGGCTTTTATGATCAGTCGTCAGACTTCACTCAGTGGATTGGTAAAAATGTCAGCCCTTCAGAGATTCAAAACCGAGTCGACCTAGCGTCCCAAGCAACTACGCTAGCAAATCCAAATTATCGCAAGGCCCTTAATCAGATGGGCATAGCAGACAACGACCTGACTGCTTACTTCTTGGATCCGAATAAGGCAATGCCTCATCTCCAGAAGTCTGCAGCAACGGCTGCCGTAGGTGCAGCGGCTCTTGGTCAGGGCCTCACCTTCGATAAGGCATATGCTGAACAGCTTGCCCTTGAAGGAGTTAGCGCCGATCAAGCGCGTCAAGGTTATTCCAATGTCGCCCAAGAATTGGACACCATGAAAGCGCTCGGCAGCATCTATGGTCAGCAGTGGGATCAACGCACCTCAGAGCAAGGGGTCTTTGAGGGAAACGCTGCTGCGTTGCAGAAGAAGCAGAAGCTCGTTTCGCAAGAGCGAGGAGCCTTCTCGGGAGCCGCTGGAGCGGCATCCCGGGGTGGTGGACTCTCCCAGGTAGGCGGAGCGAAGTAGCAGATCGGGACGGAAGGGTTCGACTCCCTTCCGTCTCTCCGTGGCAACATCACCGGCAGTTAGCCATGTACCAGAAGACCGGTAAACCAATACGAGTGAGCTGCACCGGGCCTCCCCAGGCCCGGACGTATGGCACTCAACCTAATGGGAGGTGCGTCTCATGACGCAGTGGGGTTACGAAGGCAACGATGACGCGGGCCAGGACAATGACAACGAACTCAATGGTCCTAAGGCTCTCCGCGACGCGTACGCAGCACTGAAGAAGCAGAACGAAGAGACCACGGCCATGGTCCGCGAGCTGCTAAACGAAAAGAAGCAGAGTCAGCTTGCTGCCGTCTTTGAATCTCTGGGTGCCCCGCAGGCCGCAAAGGTCTATACGGGAGAGCCCGATCCGGCAAAGGCGAAGGAATGGTTTGAAGCCATGTCTTCTGTCTTTGGTGGAAATGGCAACGCGCAGGGCGATAACCCCGCACCTGTTGCCGACAGCACTCCGGGCATTAGCCCGGAGCAGCAAGCACAGTTTCAGCGAATGACCGAAGCAGGGCAGGCTGGCACCCCGATGGGTGCTATGGACGCTGCCTTTGCTGCTGTCGGCGACGCTAAATCTAATGATGACCTCGTCGCCATGTTCCGCAGGCTTAATCACGGCTAGCGATAGAGGTCACTACCTCTCAAGGAGTGACAATGGCTAACGCCTTTACCGGCACCTCAGCAATGGGGAATCTTGTCCAGACCGCGTATGACAGGGCTCTTGAGTTCGCACTGCGTGCTCAGCCCATGTTCCGCATGGTCGCCGACAAGCAACCCGTTCAGCAGGCCATGCCCGGTTCTAGTGTTGTATTTGAACTGTATCAGGATCTTGCTCAGCAGATCACCCCGCTCAACGAGCTTGTTGACCCGGACGCCATTGCGGCCGGCAATCCGACCACCGTGTCCGTTACTCTTAACGAGTATGGCAACGCAATCTTGGTCTCCAACAAGCTCGACCTGTTCAGCTTCACCGACGTTACTGCTGGCCTGGTTAACCAGGTGGCGTGGAACTTGGTTGACTCTGTCGACCTTATCGTTCAGAACGTCTTGGCGGCTGGTACTCAGACCGTTCGTCGTGACCCTGCCACGGGCAACGTCACCTATGGTTTTGGTACTACGCCTACTAACCCGACTGCCCTTACGGCAATCGACCAGACTGCGAACTCTCGCATATCTTCGGATGTAGCTCGGTTTGCGGTTGTCCAGCTTCGCACCAACAAGGTACACCCGAACAAGGGCAGCTACTACACCGCCTACATTCACCCGCAGGTCTCTTACGACCTGCGCCGTGAGACTGGTGCTGCCGCCTGGCGAGACCCTTTCGTAGATTACGCGCTTGCAGCGTAAGTTGTGGGGGTCTTTAAATCTCTTCTGATCAATGGGGAACGCTGAGATGCCAACCCCCAACAAGCAGGGCCCTGAGGCCCGTGCAGTTGCAGAGACTGAGTGAAGAGACTCTAGTGATGCACTGGAGATGCGACAGTCCGAACATACGGAAATTCAACCGTATGAACTAGGCAGAAATGACCTAGTCACTCACAAATAAGGAGCGTGAAGTATGGCCCCGTCCATAAACACCTCGATCAAACCTCATCTTGCAGAAGACCCGATTTGGCGTGCCGAATTTCGTGGCCTGTTCTGGGGAGAGGGTTGGCTCGGTATCGACATGTACAAGAATCGTCGCCATGGAAAGATGTATGTGGCGCACCGTCCTAGCATTCAGATCGCACAGGCCGAAGACAGCAAGAGCATGCTGGTCCATATCCAGGAAATCCTTGGTGGAACGCTCTATGAGCGAAAATCGACCTACAGCTCCCGGGGTGCCAAGCAACTCGTCTTTACTTGGATGAGCAGGACGAACAGTACGTGTCGGCAGATCATCGATATCCTTCGGGAGGAATCCTTCTACATTGATAAGAAGGTTCCGAAGGTACAGGCCATGCACGAGTTCCTACTACTGGTTGAGGAACTGAACGGCAAGCCCCGCAACGAGGAAACTCTCTGCAAAATGGATGATCTACGAGCTATCGTTTCGCCCAACGCGAAACGTCGTGAGGGGTAACAGAAAGCACAACTACTCGGCTGCTGGAAACATCTGGGCAGGCGAGATTGGCGAGTACGAGGGTGCTTGCTACATCGAAACTCCTCGTGCGCAGAACGTGCAGTCTGGCTCTGGCGCTGGCGCCACTCAGACTCGCGTCTTCAACACCTACTACACCGGCCAGCAGGCTCTTGCCGAGGCCGTTGCGGAAGAGTTCCACACCGTCCGAGGTCCGGTCGTTGACAAGCTGACCCGCTTCCAGCCTCTTGGCTGGTACGGCGTGGCTGGCTGGACGCTCTACCGTCCTGAGGCGCTTATCGTGGCTCAGAACTCGTCCTCCGCTCGCCCGTCTGCGTAACAGTAATATAAATCAATTGGAGGTAATATGAATTACATTCACCCTGGTTCCATTGTGAACATCAGCGCTGAAGGCGCCAATTATACTGGCGCTGTCGTCGTAAAGGTTGACTCTCGCTACCTTGAATTCGACACCTCCGAAACCCCACATGTCCGTAGGGTTCTTGGCTGGGATCGCATCACCTCTGTCGATGTTACGGCTCCGGGGTCAAACCCGGAGCTCAAGTTCGGCGTTGGGTCTGTAGTCACTATTGACACCGCCGGAGTTCAGTACCGGGTTACTGGTGTTCATCTGGAGTACGTGGAATTCCAGAACGTGGCTGATGGCGCTATCAAGGCCGTCTCCTGGGAGAACCTTACGGACCTGGTGGTGCTCCAGTCTCCCCCCGCTCCCATGTAAAGGAGAACAATGTCCGGTCTCGACAATACGTCGTTCACCGTTCGCACTGTGGCCGCTACGACTGACACGCTGACCGCGAACGACTACGTCATGATTTATACCAACAGCGCGACTAAGACAGTCACGCTGCCGCCAGTTGCTACGACTCAGCCGGGTCGCAAGTACGAGATCATCTGCCAGAACACTGGTGTTCTGACCCTCGATGGTAATGGTGCAGAAACCATTAATGGCGCTGCCACGTTTGCCATGGTTGCTGGCACTGTTGGTGGCTCCACTGGCCGTGCAGGCATTGTGTCTGACGGCACTCAGTGGTTCACGTTCTATTCGCAGTAAGTGAAAGGGGCTTCGGCCATGGCGTCATGGATTTACACAACTAACACCGTGGCTGAAGCTCCATTCGCATGGAATACCTTGATGTTTCGATATCGCATGAATAGAGGAATTTCCGTTCAGGAAGTCTCTCCATGCGTTTACGAAGAAGTTCGCTACGATTCCTACTCAAACGAGATAGGCGCAATCAACCTGCCCCCAAATCCGAATGCTCAAGATACGGACTTCTGGCCTGCGCCCAGCGCAGGCTTGCATTACTTTCGTGGTGGATACGAACACACGGTAAACGATGCAGTCAAAGCGTGCCTCATCTCTTCTGGCGTGGCAACAGAAAGTAACTTCACTCTAATTGATGGTCCCGGATTCGGTGAGGGTGGATTCGGACAGGGAGGATTCGGATCATGAGCTATACACCCATAACTCCAGGAGCAATCAACTGGGATGTGCCGCTTAATGCGGCACTCGTCGACATCGACGCAAGAACTACCACCAACACTAATACTGTAGCAACAAAGTTCGCCAGTGCAGGTGGAACCATCACTGGAGATGTGGAGATCACCACCAATCTCACAGTAGATACTAATGCTACAATCGGTGGTTATTTTGTCGCTAACGCTGGCCAGTCCAACGGGCAGTGGAATATCTTTGGCGGCCTGAAGGACACGCTCAATCTTGGCACCGCTGGTGGCGGAATAGCCATCAAGGCTGGAGCCAACGCTCGAATTGGAGTATCTACTCTCGTGGGTGGAACGGTGACCGTTGCCAATACTTCCACCTCCGCCAATACCAGGATCTTTCTTTCCCGCGAAACCACTGGCGGAACTACAGGAAACCTGTCTTCAACGAGGATCAATGGAACCTCGTTCACAATCAACAGCTCAAGCGGCACAGACACTAGCACAGTTGCCTGGCACCTCATTGAGCAGACCTAAGGAGAATTATGGCTAAGCCAAACGCTAAGGCAAAACTGGGTCAGGGTGGAAGGTTCGCAGCCGTCAAGGCTGCGGCAAAGAAGTCGGGGGCCAGCAATCCCGCAGCTGTAGCTGCGGCTGTAGGGCGCAAGAAGTATGGCGCCAAGAAGATGGCCAAGATGTCTGCAGCGGGGAGGAAGAAGTAATGAACGGCGACAGACTTTACGATCCAGCCAAGGCTGAAGGTGATATCGAATTCCATGGTTGCATGAGCGTTCACTGTGCAATCTGTGGACCCTCCGGCAATACCACCCTTATTGACCATAACGAAAAGGGGATTCTGGAAACTCACCTCCACCCCCTGACCGTTCCGCAGAGGGCTATGCTAGGGAGTAATCATGACCCCTATCGACAAGGAACTTACGGCACCAACAGCGTCGGAGACTTCGACTAAGCCTAAGCTCATAAAGAACATGGCACCAGCCATGCCGATCGGTCCGCTCGATTTCATGAACCTTAGCGGACACAACACGTATCGACCTGACATCTATCGAACCAGTGAGGGGTATCTGTACTAATGCCACCCGCAAAGCGAACTACCCCCGAAAGCAAGAAGTCCTTCCTTGAGGTTGGCATGCTCGTCAATATCGTATCGGGAGGGCGAACCCTCCCGTCGTACGAGATCCTTGATTTCGACGACGTGTACGTCAAGTTTCGTGGAAATATGACCGTTGCTCCGCAGACCGAGGTTGTATTGATTCCCCATGCTCAGATCGAAGCGATTGGACTAGTCGGTGTCCGCTAACTGCTCAGCTGGATGCCCCACTCGGAATCATAATTCATGGGGTGAATGCATCCGCTCCAAGAGTCTCAAGATAAGTCCGTCAATTAACGATGCATACTCTACGCGCCAACGCGCGTGGGACAAAGAGCTTAATAGCTACGAATCTGCCATACGTCAAGGTGTATACCCCGAAGGCACGAAGCAGAGCAAGATCGATAAAGCCATCAAGGAGGCCGAAGCAGCATAACAAGGAGGAGTAATGGCAGAACAGACAGTAAAGATTGATGGAGTAACCGCAGTAGCAGGAACGCTACCCGTATCGGGTACCGTCGCTTCTGCTCCCAGTGGAATCCAGGACGTTAACATCGTAAGCCCCGCCACAATCCCTGTATCAGGTACCGTCACAGCCCTACCCTCCGGAACTCAGGCAGTCAGCGGCACCGTAACTACCACCCCTTCTGGAACTCAAACCGTCTCCGGAACCGTCACAGCTTTGCCGTCTGGCACACAGGCCGTATCCGGAACAGTGACATCGGTTCCAGGGGTGCCAGCTGGATATAACTTCTACCTGCATTCCCTTTCCTCCGCTGTCGGAGTCGTTGCGGGCAATAACTTCTTGTCAGTATTCAATCCAGTGGGCAGTGGCAAGACTATCGTTTTTTACCAATCAATCATCCAGTCTTTCGCTACAGCTGCAGCTTCATCTGCGGCCTCTATGGATACCTTTAGGACCAGTGCCGCTAGCGCTGGAACCCTTATCGCTGCAGCTAACATAAATAAGTTCGCCACCTCTCAGCCTAACTCTATCGCAGAGGTTAGGGTTGGAAATCCCACCGTGACTACGGTAGGTACTACTACCCTCGGTGTTGCGCCAGCTGTCACTTCTTCTGGTGCGGGCGTAAGTGCTGGAGCTGGTGGAAATCCTCCGCCTGGAGCCACCTTCGTCTGCCTTCCCGGGGAAGGCCTTGTGATGCGCACTTCGGCTGGCGATGTAGACCAGCTATGGAACCTTACCTTCGTATGGGCGGAGTTCTAATATGTATCCTAACGCTGTTCGCTCAGAAGACATTGTAGCCAATACGATTTCGTCCAGCGGAACACTCATTACGATTCCTGCTGGACGATGGCTCGCAGGAACCCTCTCCCTCTCCGCCAGCATTGGAACTCTTGCTGGAACTTCCATCTCTTCAGTAGCTACAGCTGGAACTAACGTAGCTCCCGTAGCAGGATCTGTTCTGCTTAGATTGAATTTGACTGGAAGCCTTCTTGGCACATCCTCTGAAGTTGTGTCAAGCGAAATTCTAGTCAGGGCCCCGGATGAAAATGACGTAACTCTCACCTTCACCGCTGGCGCTACTGGCATCAGTTCGGTGTCTATTAGCGGCTTCTTCATCTAGGAGAAATAATGGCTGTCACGTTTAACGACCTTGTGGCCCGAGTGAAGCAACAGCTTCTTGGTTATTCGAGAGACCAGGCATCCATCTCGTACTTGGTCGCTTCAATGACAGCGTCTGATACCACATTTCTCGCAGACCCTGAGACAGTAACCAACCTATCTCGGGGTCTTGTGGAAATAGGTGACGAGATGATTCTCGTTAAGAAGTACGACCGTCCCTCAGGGACGGTCACTGTCATGGGTGGACTTACAGGAACTGGGCGGGGAGTGGAGGGGACGACGGCTGCTAGCCACACCATCGACTCGCTTATCACCAACAACCCACAGTATCCCGTAAGTCGGATCAAGGAAGCTTTGAACGATACCATCAATGGCGTCTACCCAGACCTATTCGTGTTCGCTGAATATGAATTTCCGTACGTAGCAGCGCGTTATGAGTATCCCATTCCGGCCGACGCAGACGATGTCTACAAGGTGGTAGTCAACACCATCGGTCCGTCTGCAGTCTGGTTCCCTCTCACTTCATGGCGATTCAATACTGTGGCATCCACCACGGCTGGACAGGTGAAGCCTACGCCTACGCCCACTGGCAAGACAATCCAGCTCATGCGTGATCGCATCGTACCTGGCCGTAACGTTCGCGTTACCTACACGAAGAAGCCGTCCACCCTTACGCTGGGATCCGATCTCTTTACGTCTACAGGCTTTCCCGAACGCTATGTAGACATGATGGTGTATGGCGCCTGCTGGCGCCTCTTGCCAGCACTCGAACCAGCACGACTCCAGCAGCAAGCCATCGAAGCTACCGAACGAGCACCTTTGGTGCCCGCTGGATCGGCTACTCAAGCAACCAACTTCTACATGAACCTGTACATGAAGCGCTTGAACGAAGAACGCGACCGCCTGTTCCGTCTGTTTGACGGGTACCAAACTTTCAACTCGTAGGAGGAACAGTGACTGTCAGGTATTACTCTTCGATCGCACTGCAAACCACGCTCACCAATGGCATTACCGCGTCATCCACCACCATCCAGGTAGCTAGCACGACTGGCTTTCCGGGATCAACGCCGTTCACCCTGGCTCTCGACTACGGGTCGGCCAACGAAGAACTTGTCGACGTCACTATGGTGGCCGCGCTTAGCCTTACAGTCACACGTGGCGTGGATGGAACTTCTGCTGGCACACACAACCCTGGCGCAGTTGTTCGACACGTCAGCTCGGGTCGAGATTTCTCCGATAGCAGGGCTCACGAAAACGCCTCTACTGGCATTCACGGCCTCGCTCCCGGCTCGGCCTTGGTGGGCACCATCGATACCCAAACACTCTCCAACAAGACTCTTGATAGGGCCACGGGAACACTGAAGAACATCGACATCTTTAATGTTGGGGCGTGGATTACTGCAGTAGTGGGGGACTCTACGCAGCCAACCATATCCAAGTTTGAAGTTCTCGACAACGAAATCTCATTGCAGGAAATGATGCTGGTCGGATCTGCTGGTGGCGTCTTCTCCTTCCCGCTCGCTGGAGCTATTGATACTGATCTTAGGTGGCAGTCGTTTGCCCCCGATCGAGTAACTGAACGCAGTGCTATTTACCAGTCTGGCTCGATGTCGGTATCTCCTAACGCCACCACCACGCTACCCAGCTTCTGGGTTCGAGATGATGGCGTGAGCACCACTAAGACAGCCCACCTAGTAAGTAACGTAGCTGGATCTGTTAGTTACTTCGCTACGTTCCGAGACGGCCACACCACCATCACCCCGCCCAACAGCTCTGCTGCACAGAACCCCTTGTTCATCAAGGCTCCAGCTACGCCTACCGCAGACATGTTCAGGATTGTTGACACGGCCAACACTGCAATGTTCACCGTTCAGTCCACCGGGTTGGCTCTAGCCAACCGGGGCGCCACTATCGCAAGGACTGGCCAAACCTCGGGAACCCTGCTCACAGTAGGAGCAACCAATGCTGGCTATACCGGCAATCTTACGGCGTGGGTGAACCCTGCCGGCACAACGGTAGCTACCATGACCGAGGCTGGAAATTTCAGCACAATTGGTATTGGTGGTCAAGTTTTCGCTCGCAAGACTGCTGACACTGCTCGCGCTAGCACGATTACCGCAACCGCTGACCCCCACCTTGTTTGTGCCATGCAAGCGAACGCAACATACACGATTGATGCATATATCATCTATAACGCCAACACTGCAGGCGACTTTGGCATGCAGTTTGGTACGCCTGCTGGCGCCACTGGCAACTGGAATGCTATTGCATGGGGGCGAGGAGCTGGCGCATCAGTTGGAGTTGATGGCTTCACGGTTCGGACCAACGACAACACCATCAACCAGAACCGTACGTACGGTGGTGATACCACCGATATCACCGCTCACGTTAAGGGCATTGTGATTACGGCGGGCACTGCAGGCAACCTAACGGTCGACTGGGCTCAGGCTGCATCTGATGCTGGCGCAACCACCCTTCGGACCAACTCTTACTTGCGCATCGTGCGCGTGGCATAAGGGGATTGAATGGACTACCCCTACTATAACATCAGTATGCGGAACCAGGGCGAAACTGGTTTCTCGATCGAGTTCCACATCAACAACGAATTCGGTAACGAGAGCATGGAGGGTGACCTCGTCACTCTGATCAAGGATTACATTCTCGGCCTACCTGGCGTCACCTACTCTAGCGCCGTGAAGAGTACCGTCACCAACACCTCCGTCTAAGGAGAATCATGGCAGACATCGTCCACCGGATACCATTCGAAATCTCTAGCTTTGGTGGTTCTGGAGTCGGTGGCTCCTATGGCCTCCAGAATTATGCGTATGATTATGCAGTAGGTGGCATTCCCTTCCTCTCGGCAACACGCGATCAATGGCCGTACACTGAGGGAATGGCGCCCATCAGGAAAGACCAGTTCGATAACTCGGCGGAACCGGGAGAGCAATCCCTTCAGGGCTGGTGGCTTCGCTCCCAGTCCAGCTTCGCATCAGGTGCAGGAGTTCTTTACCAGGACCCCGATACCCAGAACCCTTACGTTCGAGCATTCGACCTAAGATTTGCCGATTCCCTTGGGGTTGATTCGTGGACTGCTGGATCTCTCCAGCTACTCCGACAGATGGACAACCGGGTAGCCCTCACTTCTTCATTCAATAGGGCATCGGGATACGTCGACCCTTCAGGGGCCGACGCTGCATTCTATATGGATGGAGGAAACCTTTTCAAGGTAACCCCATCCGCGCTAACCCCCATCACCCTTGGGTCTATTGGCACGCCGCTAGACCTAGCCTCGTTCGGAACGAGGTACTTTGCTCTAATGACTGACGGCATTTGGAGTGGCATTGATACAGCTGCTGCCGTAAAAATGTACAGTCCACCAGCTGGAACCATTATCACCGGGACTATCGCCTTCGCCAAAGATCGCATTGTAGCTGCCTTCAACAACGGCATCTATTTTGCACCAATTGCCACGGCAGGACTCCCGGTCACCCTCAACCCACCCGGTGCCGGCATTCCATTCTACGTACACACCGACCCCAACTGGCGATGGGTGTCAATCTCTGAAGGACCTTCCGCAATCTATGCAGCTGGCACTAACGGAACTACATCCTCTATCTTCAGGTTCGTAGTGGATACCCAACCAGCCACGCCAACCATGACGCAAACCGTCACGGCAACCATGCCTACTGGCGAAGTCATCAACACGATCTACGGATACGTAGGTTCGTTCCTTGGCATCGCCTCTAACCGAGGCTTCAGAGTTGGAGAGCTGGATCAAGGCGGAGATGTAAGTTACGGACCGCTGCTCTTCTCTCCCGCCAGTGGATGTCAATCCATTACGGGCTTTGATAGGTTTATGTGGGTGGGCTCTAAAGGAGCCCACGATGGCTTCTCCGGGCTCTTCAGGGTAGACCTAGGTCAGGGTATTCAAGAACAGTCTACACAGGCTCTACGGTACGCCTATGCCCGCGACGTATACGCTCCTACAGATACTGCTGCAGCCATTGGGGTCACCCGACTAGGCGCCTCCAACCGACTCATCTTCATGACCCAACAAGACACCCTGTACATCCAATCTGCCACTGTCCTATATCCCGAAGGGTATCTAAAGACTGGTCGGATTAGGTTCAACACTGAAGAGCCTAAACTTTATAAGTTTGTGTCGCTTCGTGCGCCTACTCCGCTTCAAGGTGAGATTCAGTTCTCCCTCTTGGATCAGACTGGAGCGACTATCCCATACATCACCTACAGTCCGACATTCTCTCCCAGCTCGGGCGACGTAGGAACACCACAACCCCCCGGTCCGCAGAACTGGATTGCTTTGCAGTTCACTCTCCGCCGAGGGGCGTCGGACACCACTGTTGGTGGTGTCCTCAATGGCTGGCAGGTAAAGGCCCTGCCTGGCTCCATCAGGCAAAGGATCATCCAGCATACGTTCCTCCTGTTGGACGAAGAGTCTGACCGGGCTGGGCAACGTCAAGGCTACGACGGATGGACTAGGCAAAGGCTTGAAAACTTCAAGGCCCTTGCCCGAGCTGGCGACGTAGTCACTTTCCAAGAACTAGCAGAAGACATTTCGTCACTGGTAGTCATCGACGACTGGAAGTACACGCAACTGGGCCCTCCTGGCCCTAATGGTGGAGCCCTTGGCGGCTATCTCACGGTTACCATGCGTACCGTTGCAGAGAGCACTTAAAGGGAGAGTAGGAAGATGGACGCAGGGACAATCACAGCAGCAATAAGCGCTATAGCTGGGGCTATAGGTGCTGCTGGTGGTTTTGTTGGAGGACGCAGGGTGGCTGGTGGGCAGGCTTTGGATATAGCCATCGGCACCGTAGAGCTTCTCCAGGTCCGCGTAGATACACTCACCACTCTCGGTGAGGAAAAAGACGCCCGACTCAAAGACCTCGGCTCAAGGGTAGATCTCCTAGAGGGGCTGGTCACTCAACGCGCACAAGTAGAAGCAGTGCGAGAGGGTGTCATGGGAGTCTGGGGGGTCGTTGACAGAATCGCAACCAAGGTAGGTGCATGATGGAACTGTCTTGGTTTAAGCGTACCATCATCCGACCAACGACGGAGTTTGAAAGAAATGCGGTCATGCACGTGCAGCGCGTACTGCGCTGCACTGTCACTGGAGAAATGGATGAATCTACCATCTCCCACATGAGGGGTCTTCAGAGCCTGTTCAAGCTCCCCGTCACTGGAGTCCTCGACAGGGCCACTGCCGAACAAGTAGAGAAGGTGCGTGGTTACTATTCCATATAAAAGTGCCAAGCAGCGTGCATTCATGCACGTCCAACATCCCGACATCGCCGCACGTTGGGACAAGGAATACGGCGGCAAGGTTACTGGAAAGAAAAAGGCCGCCAAGAAGGCGGCCCCTAAAATTAGGCGGAAGAAGTGAGGTCAGAATGGAAGAGAGCGCTTCGGACGGGCGTGCAAGTAGCCCTGTCCCTTTTGCTTGTCAGCCCAGCGATACTCCCTGCACTTGGCCTGAATGCTTCCTTGGGGGTGGGTGCGATCGTAGCGGGCCTTTCGGCCCTACTATCACGGTTGATGAGCATCCCACAACTGGTCCCCTTCTTTAGGAAGATTGGGCTACACGCAGACGGATCTCTATAGATCCTCAAGGAGTGGCAGGGAAGAACGGCGAATGCCAGATCGCCCTGCCACTCCCTTAGATCGCGTCGTTCGAGATACCTCCAAAGAGTTGTTGACGAGGACCTGGCGAAGCTCCTTGTCTGTGGCTTTAGCTAGCTCCTCAAACTCCTCCCGCATGGCAGGATAGAGCTCTTTAAGATGCACCCCTTCGTCGTTGGCAATCAGGTCTCTTACTAGATCTGTAACAGAGTACCCTTCGCCTACTTCGACAACCTCTTCAGGACTCTCCTCCTGCGGAACCCTGAGAGCAAAGATGATCCACACCCCCACCAGCAACCACATCAAATCCCGATGACGGTTCAGCACCATTGCCAGCACAATGCATGCGCCAACGAGGGTAGCGGCCCGCAAGAGCGGGCCGAGTCCAGCATTCCATCCCTTTAAATCATTTCGCCTACCAGCCTGACACCAGTCAGCGAGCTTGCCCCCAAGGGCCTTGCCGAGAATGCTGCTCCCCTCCGCCGCTCGATTGACGATCGTCACTATGTTCACAAGGCTTTACCGCTCAGAACGGAAGCGATCAGTCCACCTAGTCCATTGTAAATGCTGGGAAGCCATGCCATCAGATGAGCGATGCCAGCCGTAGCGCACAGCGTCACGCCACAATAAGCCCCACCTAGCATTCGATGGCGATCTACTTTATTAGCACCGTACCAGATGAATCCAATACCAACAATCGCAAGGAGAAGGATCCAGGCTCCAGCTACAGTGATAACCCCCATTGATCCGTGGGCTAGAAACCCAGACCCCTGCACTCCAGTAGCCTTAGATACAACAACACCACCAGCTGCACTGTTGGTTGACACAGTTTTTATGGCGACCCATCTGAAGATGCCGCCAACGCACAGGAGAAGAGAGGCGCCCCCCAGGGCGCCTAACCCAAACGACTTTAGGTTCTTGATCTCCCTCTTACCCCTCCACCACGTGCGCAAGTTAAGGAACAGAACGATGCCAGACAATCCAAGTCCGGAAATCGTCAAGGGGACGTTCATTAGGACACTCCAGTTGTTATCGTCACGATATCAACAAATCGGATGACGCCATAGAAGGCGCCAACAACCGAGCAGGATAGTAGAAACAAAGACCATGACGCACCCACTTGTGCGTGGACACGGCGGACGAGGCGACGAGAAGCTATAGCGATGGCGGCAAGAGCAATAATGTATGCCACCGCTGGATGTATGTCGATGCGAACGTGATAAAGAACCGACCCCCACAATGCACCAAGGCTATACCCCGCAAAGGGGATCGGAATTACTGACGCAGCCATGGCTATCACTGCACCATAAGGCGAAATCCTACTCTCAGTCCAATCCCAAACCCTCTCGAAGGCTTTCACCCCACCCCGCCAATTCTACCCAAAAGCCAGGCCTTAAGCCTGGCTTCCTCGGCATCTGTCAGCTCGCCTATGTCGGCGGGGGAGAAGTCGGGTGGCAACCATGATGGCATAGAATCCAACGTTCGATACCACCCATCGATCAGCACCTCAGTCACAAAGCTCTCCTTAGTCAAACGGCCCCGATGATAGAATGACATGATCATTCTATCATCGGGGTTTTTTGTGTTTTAATCCTTAAGGCTCACCACCACTTTGGTGGTGAGCCGCCTACCTACTTCTAACCCCGGAAGCATGCTTTCGCAGGGGCCGCTCGGGGTCTTCAAAGTGTTTTAATCCTTAAAGCTTACCACTACTATTGCGTGCTTGACGTAGTTTTTTACGAATTCTTCAATCTTCTTGTGCTCTTCTATGGTTACATTGTCAGTCGCAGCCTCAAGAGCTTTGGTGATACGCCGAGCGCCCACACCATCACCATGCTTTAGAATCAGATCGTAAGCAACATCCTTGGCTATTTTCTTCTGTTCGTAATAGTCGTATCGATAGATCACCTTTTCTCCTGAATAATCAGACGATACTCCGAACGCTTCAAACATATAGTCGCGTGCTTCCCCGAATCCCATCGAGTCCCAACGCGTAGGCAACTCCGGCACTGCCATCTAACCACCCTCACTCCGCAAACAGTCTAGCCACATACGCAAGCACTTTGTAGGACAATTCTCCACGAGCAAAGTCCTCAGTGGGCTTAATGTCACTATCCCCTGGGAGATTATACAAGGACAGGAAGTCTCCATCGAAGGAGAGCGTTACAGTAAGCTCCGCACGCTTGTCTCCAAGCGTAATCTTAAGGTGGGGATCCTCATTCTCGGGGATGTAGTGAATATTTTGCTTAACATTCCTACTTGTCACTTGGTCCCCTTAACGTACAAGTCCGGCCCGGTGCGATGCTGGCACATGCAGTGAGTACCACCCTTGCAGGCGGCATGTCCATTGCCTTCAGTCTTGCGGAACGGGATGGGCCACGACTTCCCATCCTCCTCATTTGCGCATTCCTTACAGATCATCCTCGTCCAGCTCCTCGTCGTGACCCTCAAGCCACTGTTCGTCGGGGTCGAAAGTCGTTTCGTCTTCAGCATAGTCATGAGTCATTTTGCGCACTTGCATTCATCGAAAGTCTTGTGACATCCAGCGCATCGAAGCTCGTCTTGCCAAGTCATCAGTGTCCTGACTCTCCGGGGCAAGGCCCCATCCTACCGCACGAGTGGCACCAATTAGGGTCACGCTGCGGATCATCCATCGGAACATCCTCTTCGTTTGCGATCAGGTCGAGCAGGAACGGACTAAGCATCGTACTCCCCAACTTCGCCGATGCCAAGGAACATGTGCCAGGTCGACTGTTTCCCGACGAGGAAGAGTCCGTCTGCGTACCCCTCTAGATCGAAGCCATAGGCGCGAAGCACGTGCCCGATCTCCACCATGCAGTTGTGTGCTGCCGTCTGTTCCCGATCCTTGTTCATCAGCAGTCCTCCTGGACGTAGATGATCTCTTCTTCAATCGGCTCGTCGGTGCACCACGACTCTTCGTCCTCATCTGGCATAGTCTTCCTCATCCCATTCTTCCGCATCCGCCCCACAGGCACTCTTGTGAGTCATGTCGTCACCAAAAATCTGCTGTCGCTCATAAGCAAAAGCAATGATCGCGTATCCAGCCAGATCTCCAAAGGAATCCATGACTGATTCATAGTTAGCCGAAGAGTCATCGAGTCCACGGATACGGCCGAACTTAATCGCGATCTGCGACATCAAAACATCTCGCACCCCAAGGCCCGCCGCTTGAGCGGCGAACTCAAAGTTAGAGAACTCTCCACCGTCAATACGATAATCATGGTTCTTATTGACCAAAGTAACTAGGAGCTCATCAATTGAACTCTCAATCCAACTATTAGGACTGCTCACTTCTTCCCTCTTCCGCCCGAGGGGGTTGCAGTACTCAAAAGTACAGTCGACCTTGCAAACCCCACTACATGCACAATAATGATAACACCATTCATCACTCATGGATGACAATCCTTCCGATATCTTTGACGACAACCGCCCCCACCCTGCGGTGGGGGCGAGCCGCACGGTCAGGCCAGACCTTGACGATGAAGATAAGCGCATCATCCCACCCTGGCCTATCGTTCATCGATTTGGATTGTTTCCGTATTGACTCGGCTCTGGCAGGTCGGGAATCCCCTTTTCCCTCGCTCGCCTAAGGGAATCCTCCCACATCTGATCGAAATCATCAGCCTTCTTCTGGATGTCCCTTTGCCTCTGTTTATGCTTTGCCATAAAACAGCTCCTCGATACGGTACTCCTGCCAGTCGATGGCGTCGGCGGCTGGTAGGGCAAAGCTAGACTCATTCATCCCAAGCCCACCACCGTAAGAATCTGCAATATCATACAAGCGATCCCAAGCCTCATCCTCGGTAGAGAAGTACCTCATTCCAACAATCTCTTGCGAGCTGTTGTCGGAACTTGAAGGCTGCCACTCATTGATGATGATGTAAATGTAACTGGGCTCGGTCATTTCTTCCAGTTCCTCTCGAATCATCTGCTTCCAGTTTTCTTGGAAACGAGGCCGCAGAGATCGGCCCCAACGCTCTTCATCCAATATCACTTCTTGATCCTGCCTAGTAGGTAGTCTTCCCCCCTCGAAAGATACATCGAGTTGACATCCTCACCAGGATCCATCTTAACACGAATCACGTTCGGCACGTGGTCCGACACGCGGTCATAAAACTCCTGACCCGCCTTGTCTCCATCAGAGAAGAGGTAGATGCGAGAGAAGTCCTCGAAAACGTTAGTCCAATACGGTACCCACTTCTTCGCTCCGCCGATAGCTACAGCAGGAACGCCGATCTGAGTCAAGGTAAGGCAATCGATCTCACCCTCGGTCAGGCCGATCCACTCATCAGCATGAGCGAGCGACTGGACGTTGTATAGATTGGACTTCAGCCCCTTCTGCATCATGTACTTCTGATGCCCTTCAATCATTTTGCAGTCGTGATCCCGAAGGCACCGAAAGTTCATGTTGACAGGACCAGAGTCAGTTAGGTAGGGGATGGCAAGCCTGCCTTCAAGGTGCTCGTGCCCTGGCAAGGCGTTCCTAACCACCCCAAGTGCGTTTGAACGCGCGTGTTCCAGATCGATCCCTCGCGCTTCCAGAACGCCTGCCGCCTCGCCTAGATGATCGCTGTACTGAAGGGTTGCCCTCTCCAGAAATTTCCTTTGCTCGTTTGACAGCTTCGCCATAAGTCAATCCTTCTTCTCTCATGAGGATCTGAGTCGCCGTACCCCGAGGGCAGTCTGCCGCATGACAGTTAAAGACCTGATCCACCGTATTAACCGAAGCTGAAGCTTGTCGGTCACCATGAAACGCACACCTTACAGCATGCCATCCACGATCATCCTGTATCGAATCAAACCCATAGTGCTCCAGGATAGGTGCGATTTTAAACACTGGAAGCTCATCGCGCCTATCGCCCCTCATCGCCTCATCCTTCCAATGATTACCAAAAATACCAGACATGCCGCCAAGCCCCCGTACAGGAAGTGCGTCACGTTCACCTCAAGAGGAGTCATCGGACTTCATCTTTCCGTGAGCTATGACCGTGAACTGCACACGCTCCCCGCCGGGCTGATCGCGCATCGTCTCTATCGTGGCGATCAGGGTAGGAAGATTCAGATCTTCGAACACTATGTCCTGCGGCTCAATTCGCTGGATGAATCTATGCATCAGACTTTACCTTCTTAGTGAAGTCAGGACCCACGCTAACGCCGACCTTTTCCCAGATCGACAGGGCTGCCTTGTTGTGCCGGTCGTCGCGAGCGCGCAGTACCTCACGCTCAACCGCTCGCATAATGAGCGAACGCTCGTCGCCTGACAGATTGATTGTCCAGTCACTCATTGGGCTTCACCTTTCCAATCACCCGCCATGCAGGCGGATTGTTGAGATAGTCAATGGCCCTCTCAAAGAAAACCACATCATCTCGGGCTAAAGCTAGCGTAGAATTGCAGGGCTTGCAGCAAAGGCCTCGGACGTAACCTGATTGGTGATCGTGGTCCACGGCGAGTCTGCGAACCTTACCTGTCGCTCGCTGACATATATAGCACGTGCCACCCTGCGCCTCATAGAGAGCCCCATACTGCTCCGAGGTAATCCCGTAAACCTTGAGGATGTGAGCGCCGTGAGCGGCGCTCCTGAGGGCCTTCTTGCGTGCTCTGCTACATGTTGCGCAGCGGGGCCCGGGCGCCTTAAGCGCCCGGGTTGTTGATCCGCAATCCTTACATGCTTTTCTGATGCTGCTGACAGAATCCTGTCGGGTTGCCATGCTTGGCATACCCCTTCCGTCGCTCTAGAGTGCGCCCATCCTTATTCAGTCCACAGACACAGCCTGGATTGATGGCTGAAGAATGGTCTTCGTTCATCGTAGCCCTAATATTACCAAGCGCCGCATCCGACACAATGCGATGAAAGACGATCGGCTCCCCTTCCAAGCCTCGATCCCAGCCGTAAGGGTTCGGCCTGTCGGGCCGAACATCTCGACAAGGGTAGGACTCACTGCATACTGGGCACTTCACTTCATTCAATGCATCTCTTCCTTGACCGCACCGCAGCCGTTCATGCAAACATAGCGAACCAGCCACCCACCACCCAGGGAGTGTCGCCCAATCTCTTCCCATGCATGACCATACGAATCACAAACAACACTCACTCATCATCACTTCCTCGAAAACCACCATGAAGAGGACAGGGACGTATCCGACCACACCAGCACGTTCCATTTTTCATCAGTAAAAAATCCTCCCAAGCCCATTACACCCAATACATGCAGAGTATACATGGTCAATCACAGGATTGCCACGTTCATCATAGCCAGGGACGGGAGTCATCTGAACACCACTCCCACCACATGCATTACAAACTTCCTCAGGCACTAATCTTCTCCCCAATCGATTGGATTAATCTTCTCTTCGGCCGGCACTGAAGTGCCGTCCCTGAACAATATCGAAACATTTTCCCATGAATCTTCAGTCGCTTCCTCAATCAAGCAGATCGAAGGATCTGCCTTCATTGAAAAGAAATTCTTACCCATGGCGTCTTGTGGACCAAAACGATTCTTGACCGTAGCAATGTCTAGCTTACCAGTGTGGCTGTCGCCCCACAAGGTAAGGATGAGCGCCGGTAGTTGATTCGCCTTCCCCATAATTGCCGAGCGCGGCGGAGGCGAACCTCCCTTTGTCGATTCGGAAGTGTGATGAACAACAGTGATAGCTGTCTGTTGATCACGCGCCATGACCTTAAGTTCAGCCATCAGGCCCCAGTAGTTCTGTTCGCCCACACCATCGTAGTCAATGTCCATCATGATGTCGATCACGGTGTGATACGGGTACTCGCCCTTAATCTCGCGGAAGGCATCAGCCTCCGCCTGCATATGGTCAAAAGTGGGGCTGGATTTGAAGCTCCAGCGTACGTGCTCCATGGCCCTGAGCGCCTCGTAGGCTGCCTTGCGCTGGGCCATGACCATCAGCTCCGCATCATCCGTAGTCTCACCTGTCAGCATCGACAGAGAGCGCGAGGCCATGGTGAAATCGTCTGAGTCAGAGCTGTGATACAGGGTGGGCACGTCGGTGCCCATCTGCTTGACAATGTTGAGCGCAAGGATCGTCTTCATGCTGCCAGGAGGGCCGGCGATCATGCTGATCGAGCCTCGGCGGAAGTGCATCTTGCGCTGTTCAAAGATGGGCCACGGTGATGGCAAAGGCTCGCCGGAGCTTACGCCCCGAGCGAGCGTACGATGCAATGACTTCACTCGAAGAGCCCCTCTTTGGGTTGACCTGCACGGATTCTAATCATAGCTCTCCCTAAATCATCCTGCGTGCCTGAAGTGGGAGTCGAACCCACTCTCCGACCATCCAGGCTACCTTGCTAGAGAGACTTCGGAGGGACGAACTTCACCATGTAGTTCTTGCGAGGAGCGAAGCCAGGAGTCTTGCTCGGCCCATCCTCAACCCGCTTAAACGCGATAGTGCCACCGACCGAATCATTAAAATCACGCAGGCCAGCCGCCCTGAAAGCCTTCAGCGTCGCCCAATAAAGCGAGCCCTCGGCGAAGATAATCTTCACTTGGTCGTCAACCTCAACCGTAAGCTTAAACTTCCAGAACAGGCTGCCCTCCTTACTGACCCTCTGCTCCTTAGTCTGATAATCAGTGTCTGGGAGGATCGAGGGGGCACGCAGAAGCGTGCCCTGCATAACGGTTCCTACCTGCCAATTGGACTTGTACTTGACGACTTCGCCAGGGGGGACAAGAAAGTCGTTCGCATCCATGTCTTATTTCCTTTGTTTATTATATTAGTCGAACAGGTTCGGCACAGGCTTGGGCTTAGCCCCGCCCTGCTCCCACGGCTTCTTGACTGCCGCAGCGCCCTTCTCCTCCGCCATCTTTGGCGACCAGGGAGCCTCGGAGTCCTCAGATTCTAGCACAGTCGCACCAAGTGTCGCAACGAGAAGAGATGCAGCATCACTCTCGGAATCAACCACCGCAAGGCGATCACTCAAGCCCTCGGATAGAGCAACCACCCTATCCGTAGTCTGAGCAAGCACCTCTCCTCGACTCGGCACAAGCACATGATTACCCTTAGACGCCTCGCCACGCTCAAAGCCAGCCTTCTCGCCAGCCCTGTATGCCTCCACGAAGGCCGCATAGACCCCGCCCAGCATCTCGGGATCAGGGAGTGACGACAGCTCCTCTGCGGTAGCGTGCAGCTCCACGTACCCATATGGCAGCTTGCTTGGCAGGCGAAAAATTACCTCAGCCACTACTTGGCCTCCCGACCCTTGCGCATGCGCCAACCATTCCAGTCAACATACAAATCATCTTGCTCACCATCGCATTCGCCCCTGCGATCCAAGCGAATCTTCATATCTGCCATACCAGCCTCAAGGCGTTCACGCTGAACCTTGAGACTTTTTCGACTCATGAGTCTCCCGCAAGAGTCTCATCATCAAGCTCCTCGTCAAGCACAATGTTCTCGTCATTGCCGTTCTCTTCGCTCATGTCTTCATCCTCATCCTCTAGATCCGAATCTACATCCCAGCACTCGCAAGAGTACTTATCATTCCAGTACTCCCTATCCTCACGACCGTAGTCAGTAAGGGTAGCCATCCTCTTCCGCCTTGTCGTAGTACGTCGCTCGTTCGGTGGGGCCTGCCACCGGCAGGCAGTTGTCCTGGTTGAAACAGAACTTACAGTTGAAACCCATCTCAGTACGATAGATCTTAGCCTGCATCTTCTCATAGACTTCCTGATACTTAGCCCCGACTACCGCCGGGTCCACGCTGCTCAAATCTATCGGACGCGCCTTGCTTGCGCCAGGCTTGAGCAGAGCCCAGAGGCCCTTGTATTGGACGGGTTTCCCTGGGAAGTTCCACTCCTTGCCTTCCAGTAGAGCCGCGTAGGTCTCCAGCTGGAAAGCGTTCTTTGGCTTGGCACCAGTCTTCCAGTCCAAAATCGTGGGGCCATGCTCCCTATGCTCCCCAATGATATCAACGTATGCCTTGATGGGCACAGGCAGTCCTGGAAGGCTGCCTGAGGCGTCGTACTCCACCTCCCAGACATCTATATCATCCAGGAACTCCAAGGCCCTCTCGAAGCAATCCTTAACCAGCTGAAGAGCCTTGTCTCCAACGATCGGGTCGGCCTGAGGGCCGCCCGCCATCCACTTAGACAAGTCAGGCTCAACCTGCATCTGCTTCTCGATCAACGGATAAAAGAAGGATTCAGCAGAAAGATAATTTGGCGCAGGCCAAGCACTCTCAAGATAAGACTCAACCATGGCATGAACTGCCGACCCGATTGGCATATACCAAGTCTGCTTCTCCTCAGCCTTGGCAACCTTCGATAGGTACCAAGATCGAGGGCAAGAAGTATATGAACTGTACTGAGAATAACTAATATGATCCGTAGTCATTCTGCAATTCTAGCAGACTTCAATGCCTCATAACGGTCTTCAGCGCACGCCCTACACTTGACCTTGCCTCCTGGATACCTAACCCTATTAGCATCTCCCGTATGCCCTGAAGGGCATACGTACTCAGGATATTCATCAATACCTGCGAGAGGAGGACGACACTTCTTTCCAGTAGGACCTCTTCCATCAAGCATGGTAGGCCGTGCGCCACCGCGCACGGTCCAGTAGAGGTCAGAAGCCTCGGCGGAGGAGAGGCAGGAGGAGCGAACAGGACAAGAAAAGCACACTTCTTGTGCCTGCTTAACCTTATGTTCATTCCAGCTACGAAGTTTGACTGTACTTGTGTAACCACCGTTAGCCACCTCCAGGTGGCTAACGTCTTCATCGCCTACCTGATTGAGAATAAACTTATTAGCATCCATGCCGCCACAGGCGGCATGGCTTTGCCAACCCTTTCCTTCTGTCATTTTTCCTCCGCCAGTCGGCCCCCGAAGGGGCCGTATATTAAGACTTACTATGTTCAGTTAGACTAATTACACTCATTAAGACTTAACTTGTTCTATCAAGCAGCCCCCTAGGGGGGGGCTGCTGACTAGTTCTAACTACCTTCTTAAAGACGAGTGTAGACTGCCCTTAGAATCTTGTCAAGTCCAAGCGATGTGACTTGGGTCACGCGACCCTGGAGGGTCGCTGTTCACGAGTCCTCCACATCTATTACCTCATGGTACTATAGTTGCATATTCACCGATTAAGCGAAAGGAACGGAAGTGAAAACGACCGTAGTTATCCCGGATGTACAACTGCCGTACCATTCGGCTTTGATGCTCACTAAGATCTTTCGAGTCATCGAAGACATCCAGCCAAACGCAGTCTTTCAGGTTGGAGACTTGATCGACTTTCCTCAGGTGAGTCGTTGGTCTAAGGGCAACGCGGGCGAGTATGCAACCACTCTCCAGGAGCATATCGGTCGCGTCAAGGAAGAGTTCTTCGCACCTCTGCGAGAGGCCGCCCCGAAGGCAGCCCTTACCTGGCTAGCAGGTAATCACGACGACCGCATCTCAGACTTTGTCAACCAGTATGCCTACCCCCTCAAAGCTCTTGACGCCCTCTCTATGGAGAACCTGTTTGACCTTGAGGAGTTTGGTGTCGAGTACGTCAAGGGGCCAGTTCGGGTGGGCACCAACACTCTTGCCATCCACGGACACGAGCCTGGTGGATATAGCGCCCAACCCCAAGCTTGGGACCTCAAATTCTTGAAGCGCTACGGCACAGACAAGAACGTAATCTTCGGCCACACGCACCAGCCATTCCTCACTTCTTCCGCCTATGGCTACGCTGGCAAGGTGAAGCCTCGCTGGGTGATGAATGTTGGCAGCATTATGAACCCTGAAGACGCTCACTACATCAAGGATGGAGCGGTGAGCTGGACTCAGTCATTCGCTATTCTTCGAGACGACGGGAAGCGTTGCTTCCCGGAGCTCATCACTGCTAATGCAGGTTTTTTCTACGCAGAAGGCCGTAGGTACTAAGATGTTCGACATACTGAAACTGAATCCTCTAGCCGACAGAGTCGTGGACTCCGTCCACGCCTCGTTCCCAGACCATCATTCAAAAGAGGACACCAAGTCCTCCCTCTGGGTATGGCTGATTGAGAACAGGGGCATGATTGAGAGCATGATTCGCAATAGCCCAGACTGGGAGGGGAATCTCTATTACATGATGGTCCGAGCTGCCAATCAGCACTTGAGGGAAGAAGATCAGGCTACTTACAACTACTCAGCAGAGGATGTATTTAACTATCCCCTCGACCTAGTCCGTGAGCTGCTCCTCAACGTATTTAACTATGCTGACTGGCAGTCTTTTGGGGACCGAGGAGATGGCCAGCCTAAGGCCAAGGGTCTGGCTAACGCTACTGGTGATCACGTAGCGATGTACGTAGACATCAAGTCGGCTTTTGGTAAGCTTCCAGTTGATCAACAGCTCACTCTCCTGCGTGTCTACCGAGACCAGTGGTCGGCGGAAGGAGTAGGGGAGGAGCTTGGAATCTCTACAGAGGCAGCCAAGAAGCGTGTCAGCCGGGCTGTAGCCGCCCTTCAGAGGCGGCTTGGCAGCAAGCCCTACAGCAGCATGCGACAGGGCTTCAGCGGGCGACGTGTGCCCTCTGGAAACCTTGACGCTCTCGCCCAGACGGAGCGAGAGTACGAAGGCTGAGATGCCAGACCAAGGGCCACCCTCCAGGGGTGGCCTTCAGTCTTACGCCTCAGAAGAATTCATGCATTACAAACAGGGTAAAGATGATGGCGTCAATTGCGAGAAGCACCATCATCGCGTTTAGGATCCAGTCAACTGGCTTCTTCACTCACCCTCCAGCTCTTTTGCGATCTCGTCGATCCAATCGTATTGACGGTGGGCTTCTTCAACCCACCAGACATACAGCTCGCGGTAGCGAGCTGCCATGCCAGCCATCAGTATGAAGGCTCCAGCAAATACCCAATCAACAGCGTTCACAGCAGCGGAGTCCTTTCTCGCTTGTAATATATCTTCATATTATCGTTCGACTCGGGCTGTAGCCGCCAGGTTGGATAATCCCCTATAGGCCCAAGGTCTTGCAGGAGAACGCACTTATCGCCTGTGGCAAGAACCGTAAACGGCTTTCTAATCTGGCCGCGAAGGACTTGGTCTCCCACGTTCCAGTCGGGATTATGGCCTGGTGCGCCAGATTTGGCGGTAGATACCTCAACCTTAGACCAGTAGTCTGACTTGGCGGTAGCGACGAAGAATCCGTATCGCGAGTCTCCGCTTACGCACCAAGCCCACTCCTCGTCAGACCAGGCCACATGGGCAACCTTGCTGCTGATGGGCGTCTTGAAAGCCATTCCTGTGTGCGGGAATTTGACGGGCTTCTTGATGCTTGAGTCGATCAGGCTGTGGTAGCCATCAACCACTTCCTCCGCTAGCTCCTCAAGAGAAAGTGGAGGATCGGCGTCGGCGGCCTTCTCTAGGAGTGCGGCTACGGCCGCGATTTGCTTAGCCCTAGTTGGTAGAGCCATATTTCCTCCCAACATTCCGTCATAAACGGATGGGTGTGCACAGAGTGAATGACCATCGCGGGAGCAAGCCGCATGTGATGGGTGCCTACTTATATTTCAGCCTCTGTGCACACTCAACCGTGCTGGGCCTTAGCCCAGCGACGGGATTGGACTGTCCCTAATTCACTCATGGGACGCTTGTGGCACCAAAACGTCCAGGTCGAAGTCTGGGGACGGGTCTAGCCTGAGAAACTTGATGAGTTTCTCGTTTTTTCCAAGCAGTGAAGCTTGGATTAGGCTTCGTTCGTATACTCGCGTGTTTCCGAACTGTACGACGGGCAGGTACTGCACCATTTTCCCCGCCGTGCTTGATGAGACGCCAAGCTCTTTAGCTAGCTCAGTTACGGTGATTAGATCGTCGACGTTTATGGGTCTTTTCATTCGTCTTCAATCTCCTTCGACAGGTCGATGAGGTCTGCCTTAACTGCCTCCAAGACCATGTCATGAGCACTTTCGATGAACTCTACGTCATCGATAGTTTGACGAAAGTGTACGAACTGATTCAGGTATGTAACCTGAGGATTGTCCAAGAGGTTTGAAGTGTCGCTAGGAAGTTTGATGACCAGAGTTTCGAACAACGGGACTTCAGGCATCGGTTCCAGATCGAACCCCATGTTGTTGAGGATCAGGTTCTTGGTTCTATCGATGCTGGCCTTGGTGAGCTCATACTCGTTGACGTGGCTTACCACAGCCCACGCATCGATGTAGTCGATGATGACCGCATCATCCCACTCGATGCTTACCTGGCGGATGGAAGCTCTTGAGTGGGATGGGCAGTGCCCATCATTGCACTCTTCACTCATTGTTCTCTCCTTCATGCGGCCTGAGTGACCGATAGAGCGGACGCCTCCAGGCGTCCGCTCGACTGCTACTCAGATCTCTTGACTGTGCTGAGCGGACGCCTGGCTATTCGCAATCGACTTCGGCGAGGGGGTTGTGAACCTCCCTGAAGGAGTACGCGCTTAGCTTGACGCCTGCCTGGCGAAGACTGATGAGCGCCTCTCCATCGCATAGCAAGTCAGATAGGAACGAGTCTGAGATGCAGCGAATGCTGCACTCGTCAGCCACAGATCCTTCCGCGCAAGACATACACTCTACGAGGTATGCCACTTCGGTGATACTCAAGCCTTCATGCTTGACTTGGCGTACGCCATCCTTCGCGCCTACGAACGTGTACTTGCTCATGGCACTCTCCTTTGTCGGCCTGAGTGACCGATAGAACCAGCGAGCCCCTGTGGGGCTCGCGTGGCTCGACTGCTACTCAGTCCTTGATGCTCCACACTTGATGCAGGTCTTAAAGCTCCTCCCGCCCGGAAGCGGATGAGGCGGAGTCCATTCGTGGATGATGCAATTGGTGGTCATGGCTTTCCTCGTCAATCAGTCTTGGCTACCCTCACTACACCAGTTCGCCTAGTTACTACCCGCTTATTGCCATCTGACTGCTTCATCTTGCAGTTGATGGCGTAATTGTACACCCTGATTGCTCGATGATTATCAAGGCGAATCTTGGCATACTTGACTGTCTGGTTCATTTTGAGTTCCTAAACTTGAGACCGATGATGACTGCCGTTACCAGAAGAGCTGGCGGAGCGAGAAAAATGAGCTCGACAAGGCTCATCGGCCAGCCTTTACGATTGCGTGAGCGAAGCTAACTAGAGCAGATGTGGAACCATCAAATTGAACAACCAGAGCCAGACGATTGAGGTCGTAAGCGCTGATCTCTGCTGGATTGAATCCTTGGTCAGCCACAACCTTTGCGAGGTTGTAGGACGCTTGCTTGACGGCGTAAGGACTCATTGTTTTCTCCTTTGTTGACCTGGCTGTGATGCCACCAATAAGCAGGGCCCATAGGCCCTGCCCAAAGGTTGGTCACAGAAGATCTATTGTTTTTCGGGCTCATCAAAGACGAGCCGCCAAGCCTCTGCAACTTCGCGTTCTGAATGACGAGCTTCCAGCTCGTTCTGTATGCGGTCCTGAAGGGCCGCTAGCAGCCTAGCTTCACCCTCCCTTAGGGACCAGTCATACTCGCCCCTAAAGGCGCTTAGGCCGTTGTACAAGAGGTATAGCTCCTCGTTGGTGAAGCTCCTCACGAGATCCTCTTTCACTTGCAGTTACTTAATGACTAGATGTAAATCTTGCCATCGAGTCCGATGGAGACTTCGGGTGCGCCAAAAGTCATGGCTCGATCGTGTAGGTAAAGGCTATCTTCGCCCCACCCTCCGTCGTCGCTAAAAAAGCCTGAGCCATACCCCTTGGCGGAGAGGATGAAGAAGTGCCCGAAGTCTTTGGCGCTGAACTTCTCTTTCGCGATGCTCCACGAACGATCATCTTCAAGCATGGCTGCGATGTATGACCCGAACTCCATCCATATCGAGATGAACACGTCATGCGGGCTGTGATTGTCGCTTAGGGGATTGCCGTCGTCGTCTACTTCGCTCCTCAGGAGCGTGACGATAGCTTGATCAACGGCGTCGTTGACATATTGCCTGAGCATGGCCTCTCCTTTACTTCGGCACTGATGCCGCCAATACCGGCAGCCCGAGGGCTGCCGACAAAGGTTGGTCAGTGATGTACTGCCGGTGCGGGGTAGAGCTTGGCGCGCAGATCGAACATCTTGTTGTACGCAGCGAGGGCTGCTACCTGCTCCCACTCGGCAAGGCCGTCTGTCCGGGAGAAGGCAGCGAGGGCGTAGCAGACAGTGTCCAGCTCGTCCTCGGTGACGTTGGAGTGTTGGTTCATGGTCTCTCCCTGAGTCAAAGCGCCGCCTGTAGCGGCGCCTAGAGCGGAGGATGAACCAGGGGGTCACCCACCACTCTCCAGGGCCTTAGACGGCTGTTTAGACCACCTAGAGCCCTAGAGGATTGTTGTTTGAAGACCTGTGCGTCGGTCTACTCGGTGTGCCTCACTGCGCTGCACCTACGATCAGTGCGTTTCGCTGCCTAGTAGAGGCGTATCTACCGGCCACCTTCCTCGGTGGCACTGCTGTTGAGTTGCCAAGGACCGGCCAGAGGCTTCCTTTGAGAGTCCTGCTCAGGTGCTCTCTCCGGGCTTGGCCTTCGTTCTGATCCCTATCTTAGCGGATCTGGTTTTGCTTGTCAATCCCTGTCGCTTCCCCCAGATCTTGCGTTCATCAGCCTCGCTTTAGCCCTTATAGGGTGCCTGGCTGACTTACCGCTGTCCGTTGGTGGCGACAGGTAGAACAATGCCAGACCTCCCAGGGATTGTCAACACCTCCCGAAGATTGAGTATGTCAGGACATGGAGGACCAGGGCGGAGGGGAGTGGAGTGCGCCTGCGCGTATGCATGCATGTGATAGTCCGCCCCTCCATCCGCCCTCAAACTAGCAACATTCCACAATAATCAGGGATTATCTTTGTATACTCCCGACAATATGGGACATGTGCATACTCATGCATTGGCTCGTATACATATACATGCTGTGCCCTTGGATATACATACTCATCTGTGCCAGCTCGTGCTCATCCGTGCCCAGCTCAGCCGTGTTGTGATGTCATGATGTCAGCATGTCCTGACGTAGCTGAGGGTGAGTAAATGATGGGGGCTCGTGACTCAGAGTGACCCGGGGATGTTTAAAACGGGGCGGCACAGTGTGTGTGAGACCTCCTAGAAATGTAGCATAGATTGTAGCACCTAGCAACTCTCTGTATATCAAGAGTAGGCATCATCATATACAGAGAGTGATAGTTGGTATAGGTTTGATAAAATATTAAAGGGTGCCCGGCGAAACGCACATCAAGACGGCCCACTCTATATATGAGACTACAAGTAAGGGGAACTGCTTCGAACTCACGGTAGCGACCCCCCTAGGGGGCGCTTCACCGTCACAACGAAGACTAGCCCCTAACGTATTAAGATAGGTTGACAGAGGCTGCTCAAGCAGCCTCCCCCACTACAAGGTCTTCCTCTCGGAATCATCCCCCGCCCTAAGCTCCACGGCCCTTCGGCCGTGGAGATATTCGAACTTACTTGTATAAGTGTATCTATAATATATTCATATATAGATACGGATAAGGTGGGGTAGGCTGGATGGCTAAGATCTATATAGACGATGATGGCAATGAGGTTAAGTTCATCCCTCGTCAGAAGAAGCCTGGCAGGAAGGTTAACAAAAGTGTCCAGGAGAAGAAGGACACGATCATTGCTTACCTCAAAGCTGGAGAAACTGCTGCTGCTGCATGTAGGGATCTTGACATCCATGAAAAATCTGTAGCCTACTACCGCAAGTCTGACACTAGGTTTCGTCAAGACTATGATCGTGTCAAGATGATGAAGACCTCCGCCGGACAGGCGGAGGTAAGAGAAGGCATACCTGACTTTCCAGAGTTCTGCCAGGACTATTTGGACACCACACTCTTTTGGCATCAGCTTCAGTGGTATGACATTCTAGAAGGTCGAGTTCCACGAGACCTTCACTCAAGCCAGATCTTCCATCAGGGAGATCCTGGAATGATCATCGTTAACACGCCACCAGAACATTCGAAGTCTACGACGATTACCGTTAATTACACTACATGGAAGATTTGTCAGGATCCAAATATTCGTATCATCATCGTCTCCCAGACCCAGGAGATGGCAAAGAGGTTCCTTCGCGCTATTAAGGATAGGTTGGCTGGAGCCAACCATGCCTACAAGAAGCTTCAGGTTGACTTCGCCCCCGAAGGGGGCTTTGATGCCAATTCTGCTTCATGGACTGCCGACTCTATCTACGTAAACGCAGAGACGCGTGACTCTGGTGAGCCGACACCTACAGTGCAGGCCCTCGGAATGAACGGTCAGATCTACGGTAACCGTGCAGACCTCATTATCCTTGACGACACCGTGACGGGAAAGAACGCCCATGAGTTCGAAAAGCAGATCGACTGGATCCAGCGAGAGGTCATCAACCGACTGTCGTATCCAGGTGGAACGCTTCTTCTTGTTGGGACTCGCCTTGCGCCAGTTGAGCTTTACTCTGAGATCCAGAAGCCAGAGTGGTACGGGCAAGACGAGTCAAGCCCTTGGACCTACCTCACCCAACCTGCCGTCCTTGAGTT